TATGTCAACCTGATTCAAGTCCATGGTACCAATATGTTTTCAGTATACATGAATGTCTAAATTATGCAATACAACCTATAGTAGTGGGACCCCTTTTTGTAAAAAGGGGGGATAGGGTCAAAAAAAGTTTGGATTTTTGGATTTGGTTCGGGACCCCTGGCCCAATCTCTTCTGGGTATATGACCTCATGGGCCAGGGGTATTCATATGATTAAGGAGCCGTCTATATTAGTGCCTAACTTTCCACGCAGTGTTAGCAGTTCTATATCCATGTGCGTCTAGATCATAATAAACATAGTAAGGGACACCTTGTTTTGATGTTCCATATCTGCTTTTTTCGTCGTGCTTTCCTCTTCTTGTTATGTGTTTTTTGTGCTTGTTAGCCCAATAAGTTATGTAAAATGTTTTAGTCATGTTTATCTCTTTCTTGTTATGGGACTACCCTATAGGATAGTCCCTTAATTGTCAATAGTTAATTTAAACTATTTACTGATTGTTGTAATAGTTTTTTTGCTATTGCGATTTTCTCTGCTTTTGTTGGTTCAACCTTATCTTCTAATAAACTTGCAAGATTATCTGGTGAGTAAATTGAAAGAGCAAGACTTGAACTTTCATTTAACATTGTTTCATTTAAAACAACTCCAACTTTATCTGCTAATTGTTTTGCATGGTCAAAAGTTCTATAAGATTTTAAACCTAATCTTACTTTTTGCATTTTGCCCTCAACATAACTATATATTTGTTGATGTTGTTTAATAACCTCGTCTGCACTAGCAACATACATCTTGAAAAAATTTAATGTATTTTCATCAACTTTAAATTGTCTTGAGCGACAAAAAGAACTACCGATTGTCCAAAGTTTAAAATCATTTTCCCATTTGGAGGCAGGAGTGATTATAGACTTGTCATCATTTGAAGATGTACTAAAACCCAAAAATTTATTTACAGCACTTTCATCTGCATAATATTTTGGATTTCTTTTTGAGTAGTCGTCCATGATTGCTAAATTATAATCTGGGTTAAGACCTTTTGCTTTCATCTCGTCACGATAATATGCTCTTGCAAAGTTTCTACCCATGTCAAACCTCACATGAATTTCATCATTTGCGTCATATTCTCTGCCCTCATCATCAACCTTTTTAATTGGTCTTTGGACATAGAAACAATTATCTTGATACAATTCGCCACCTGCACCATTGTATTTTTGTATCATTGATCTTATTGTATCAACATCAACCTGTGGTTGATGATATCTTACAACTTTGTCAATCATCTCTTTTGCTTTCTCACGCATAAGATCATATTGTTGTTTTGCTTGAACCAATTTATCTTTTACCTTATCTTCATAAAAAGATTGAAATTGGTCTGCAATAACTTTCCTCTTGTCAGAGTTAAGTGTTATCTTTTTTGTAGTCATTTATACCTCTTTCTTGTTTATTTAATTATTTTTAAATTATCACTTGACAATAGGATTGTCAAGTATTATATTGGATTTAGAACTCTAAGCCTCTGGGTTTAAATGTACCTCTAGGCTTCTGGTTCTGGGACAACTTCTGGTTGTGGTTTGGGATTATCTCTCCCACGTTTCTACGACTAGAACTGATCCCTGGTCTAATGGCCCTATAACTAGGTTTGAAATCATTAGACCAGGGATCAGTTAAGTTGCAAATTTTCTGATTGGGAAATAGTGTAGGGCACTGTGTGGGTAGCTGGTATACCGGGGATCTCTGAGACTCGCTCAAACTGACGGTAGCGGAACAGTCCACAATCACCCTGCTGATCCCTGGTCTATGTGGTTCGAATAGAACGCAGTCAACAAAGCTAGTTGACGCCCGCAAGGGTAGTTTACACATGGACCTGGGATCAGTGACCAATGTAATGGAAGAACCCGTAGTGGAATTACCTCTGCTCACTGGTCAAGGTATAGTAGTGCTGCTGGCCCATCTGCCAGCCTTGGTTGTAGGGATGGGCCGCCAAGCTACAAGCAGCAAGCGGCAAGCGTCAGGCGTCAAGCTTGACAATAAAGAATAAAGGATTATAAAGGATTTAGAAAGATGGATACTAAAACAGCATTACAGATTATAGGTGGCAGCCTGAGCAAACCGTCAAAGATGCCGGGCTGGTCGATAGGTCTACCAGCCAAAGAGTGCAAGACAGGGGGCAAGCTGCAAGCTGTGCCGGGTTCAGTCTGTTATGATTGTTACGCTCTAAAAGGTTGTTATGTTTTTAAAGTGGTCCAGGATGCACAATACAGAAGACTGGCAGCCATCAAGGACCCGAGCTGGGTCGATGCAATGGCGCATTTAATAAATTCAAAAAAGCCTGATGTATTTAGATGGCACGATTCAGGCGATGTACAGGATCTGGATCATCTTAAAAAAATTTATGAAGTCTGCAGGTTGACACCTTTGAAGCGTCACTGGTTACCGACCCGTGAGGCATGGATCAAGGATCACCTGACAGACAAGCCAGACAATTTAGTCATACGATTTAGCGCCCCGATGGTTGACCAGCGGGCGCCTGAGTCGTGGCCTAACTCTTCGGAGGTGGTGACATCAGGAGCCAGCTGTCCCGCAGCTCAACAAGACAACGAATGCAGGGACTGTCGAGCGTGCTGGGATCCTGAAGTAAAAACAATTAAATACGGAAAACATTGAAATGTTTCGACATCCAAAGTATTATAAAGAATTACGAAAGCTACGTAATAAATCGGATCAGGTAATTAGCAAGCAGCAAGCGACGGCTTCAAGCGAGCGTTCACCTGGTCCGGGCCACAAGCTTCAAGCTCGGGAGGACTCTACCGCTAACTCAACGCGTGGGCGGGTTGCAGAGCCCCAAGCTTCAAGCGTCAAGCCCCAAGCTCCTGAAGCATCAAGCGACAAGCATCAAGCCCCAAGCAGCAAGCATCAAGCTTGAAGCCACAAGCAACAAGCTCCTTGATTCTTGAACCACGGAAAAGTTTCAAGCACCCTGAACCGAGGTGCTCAATGCAGATGAAAGTATTGTGTGGATGTTTAATGTGAAAGGCAATTTGGTGTGGTGAAAATTTAACCTTGTTACCTCTTGTGACTTTAAGCTCTAGTGTAAAAAAGTGGCCATTAGCAGTGCAACCCAGTAGATCGGGAGTACCGTGTAAGCTATTGTTTTCAAGCCTAATCCATGAGATTTTAGGTATAGATTTTTTAATTTTTGCATATAATTTTCGCTCGGGTTTCAAGGTAACTAGGGCTTTCTAATCGGGTGTTTTAGGAGCGATAATTATCTTTTGACTCTCTGGTTTAAATACTACACGAATAGCACTTTGTCCAATTATATTTGACTCTTGCACTTCAATTCTTTTTATCTCTTCTAAATGTCCACCAACCTGCATATAGATTTTAGCATTTGATACTGCATTACCTTTCTTGCCGTCAGTGAATTGATCTAAATATTCCTGTAGATGTTTGACAAACATTATTCTGTGTCATCCCATTGTGGTTTTTTCTTATCTGCCATAAGACTACCAACTAATTTTTGATGACTCTTACTTATCTCCTCTAAATCTTTTATTCTGGCACCAGCCTTACGTAATTTATCTTGCATAAATTTTTTCTGTTTTTCCAACATATCTATTCTTTCTTCCAAATCGTTTGGACCTCTTTCCATCCTTGACTTTATAGCAATGTTACCTTAAATTGTCAATATGGGTTTACCAAAGAGATTAACAGAGATGCAAATGAAGTTCGCAGAGTATTATGTATTCGGTGATGATAATGGACCCATGACTAAAACAGAGGCAGCTATCAAAGCAGGATACAGTCCAAAGAGAGCTAGACAGGAAGGATCAGAACTTTCAAATCCAAAGCTATCTCCACTTGTTGTAAAGTATATGGGAGAACTAAGAGAAGAAAGATTAAAAAAACACGAGGTCACTTACGAGGGACATGTAGCTGAACTTGCAAGACTCAGAGAGGCTGCTTTAAAGAAAGGGTCTTTCTCTTCTGCTGTAAATGCTGAAGCCAACAGAGGCAAGGCAGCAGGATTATACATAGACAGAAAAATAATAAAAACTGGGAAACTAGAAGACTTGTCAGAACAAGAATTAGAAGCAAAGATGAAACAGATCTTAGACGACTACTCACAGATAATTGATGTGACTCCATCTACAACTTCTGAATCTTCTTTACCCAAGCCCGAGGAATCATAGTTCGATCACCAAAAGTAATTTCGTTATCATCTTTATCATAGGATGCAAATAGTTTTACAGACTTATCATCTTTAGAATATAACCAACCTTCATTAACTGGTCGTGCTAGTTTCATCTTATCAAACTCTTTGTCTGTAGCCCAGCCAGAGTCACTGACACAATCAATCCACTCCACTCTGACTCTCGGATAAGGTATATCGGGAGCACCATCAGTTGCAATTCTTTTTCGTCTTTTCCTAGGCATAAATTTTTATTATCATACACGTCACAATCCGTCTACTTGCCTTATTTGCGCCACAATTAAAAATGCGACACCTAAATAAGCAAAAATTTTTTTCTTGCGCTAAAAAATAAAAAAAAGTGAAAGGGTATCGAAAATGCCAAAATTGACCTATAACCATTGGTATACAACACTAATTTTTCGACACCCCCCCCGTCGCAAGGGTATCGCAAGGGTATCGCAAGTGTCGCAAATTTTAGAATAAACAGTGAACAAACACGTGTCACCCTAAATTTGCGACACCCTGCCGACACCCTGCCGACACCCAATCGACACCCTAGGTATCGCATTATAAGACTTCTGGTGCCTTTTTTTCGCCATAATATTTCCTCAATGCTGCCAACTTTCCTTCAGCCTCTGAAATTTTTAGTAACAATTTGTCAACCTCACCAGTGATATCCACATGTTCCGGGATCACTAGTCCATGGTCCGTGATGCAATTTATCTTGTAGTGTGCATCCTCGATATCGGCCTCGTATCTCTTCAGCATTGTTCTAAACAGGTCATCGTTCATAGTTCCTCCTTCACGTATCTTTTTAGTTCCTTATCCTGTATATTATCCGGTATTTTATTTTTATAAAATATCTCATAGCTGTCACTGCCATACTTACCAATACCAAATAATTCTGTAGCATCGTTGCCATCCCACTCTATAAAATCACAGGACATTCGCCATATCCTGTTTGCTCTTACATTCTTCATACCAAGATCTTTTAGCATCTCGGCAATAGTGTCTTTATCTGACAATAATAGTTTCCATGCGTTAGGAAACTTTTTAAAAAAACCTGGCAATACTTTTTTAACTTTCTTACGTCCTGTCTGATTGAGACAGATAACACCTACCATATGCTGCCAGACACTCTCTACCTGTTGCTGCACCATAAGATCATCTCTCATTTTCATTCTCTATATTTTTTAAATGTATCATTATCTCATAATGTTTTATAAGATATATTTTTGCCAACTTTTTTAACTTCTCATTGGTATTTTTTCTCATGGCCTTCGCTTTGTTAGCAATATTCACAGACAATTCTTTGTCTTTTATCATGTCTTTTTTTGCTATTGTATAATATTTTTTTAAAGCGTTTTGTTGATTATATGGTTTGTATCTTGTTACTAAGACAGCCTCCCAATATCTTCTTCTCTCAGGTTTAAAACTAGCTTTTAACATTCTGACTTTATCATAATCTCCTGTGATCTCTTTCTCATCAAAAGACGTACCATCTCTAAAAGGTCTACCTTTTTTCCAATTTCCAGTTTCTCCAATATAAGCAACCACACCATTCATGTATCGAATGTATATTGCTGGCTCCTCTACCTTATCGAAAATCTTCCGCTTTGATTTTAACATTTGCTTTCTCCTTCTCATCGTAAATTAGGTCATGATACATGTCCAATCTTTTCAAAAACGCATGTTTATAGCGCCTTAATTCAGGTCCCTCGACTTTGAATTCTTGATAATATAGGTCAGGCGTGCATACCATGATAACTCCCTGCTCGATATTTGATTGGTGCACGTAGTCGTGTGCCATGGCGTATGCTGCGATCTGCAGATAATAATCCTCGATCCATTCTTTCTTCTTCGGACGATTGGCCTGCTTGAAGTCAACAACAGTCTCGCGATTGTTGTGTAGACAG